TTTCCTCCTTTTGAATGTGTTAATCTAGCCATGTTTACGGCGCAATCCCGAATAAGCGTACTTCACAAACCGTTAAATCCGCTGATCCTGCATTGGCAACCCTGCACCGCCACTGATATGTCGGAACTGCTACTGCGGTAATTGCGGCGGCTGTTCCTGCGGTAAGCGTTTGAGCAGTCGCAGACACGGTATTACCGTCGCTATTATACCTAAACTGCTGCGTAACGGTAGTATTTGCCCCCACAACATAACCAGTCCCAGTTATGTAAGAATAGAAGTGGGCATCTTCCCATGCCGTATAATATACTTGATTAAGAGTTACGCCTGCTTTGTTATTCTCGCCTGTTCCTATCGCCTCTGACACGATAATATAACTATCATCACTTGCAATTTCCGTGATTGTTTTTTCACCGTTAGAAGCGGATTCTGCCATACCAGCAACAAGAACTATGTCGCCAACCGTAAGTCCCGCACCAATATTGGCACATGCGTATTTCTTACTTGCCTCTGTTGTAGTTACCGTTCCAGTAAAATACTGGAGTAACTCTGATACACTTTTTAATTCTACAATGTTTTGCATTTATTTATCTCCTCTGATTGCCTTTAAATTTTCTCTATTATTGTCTATACATTTTAGTAAAGTTTCTAGTTCTAATACTTTACCTTGTCCCTTAATTGCCAATTCCCCTGTTAAGTGTGCATTGGCGATAGCTTGTTCATATAGAGAATCCCTAAACCACTGCACAAGTATTTTCCAAAACTGGTTTTCGCTTAAAGCACTAATGCTTCTTATAATGTCATCGTCTGGTTTTTTCATTTATTATCCTCAAATAATTCTTCCATTATGGCTTGGTTTTGTTTTTTCCGTTTTATAATTTCTTCTGCGGTTAATCTCGCTGTCCCTGTTCCTAGAATTTTCGGGTCAATCGGTGTGACCACTGTTTCACCATTTACATTAGAAACAACTTCGGGAGCTTCTTCACCAACTATCGCAACTTCACCTTTCTTTAGCTTGCCACCGTATTTCATCATCTGCACAGGTGCTTCCTGATTAAACTGCCTATTATCCACGCCCTGCGCCGGATTACCTGCGGCATCAAGCGTCTGCTGATTTTCTGGCGGTGGTGCGCCTTGCGGTAGCTGTTGCATCGGCGGGGGTAGTTCTTTCTCATCAAGTTCTATTCCCAAAGTCTTTGCTACTTCAAATAACATTTTCCGTCTGTTTTCCTGACCGATAATACCGACATCAATCGGGTTTGCGGTATTAGCCATAAACTCAATCTTACGGCTTGCGAGTTGCTCTTTAGCGAGAACAGCGGCAGTTCCCCTAGCAACCAAATTATAATCACCTACTAATCCAAACACCTGTTGGTTATCAAGCAAATAATCGTAGTGTCTTTCAAGCGATGGAATGATAATATCAATATCTACGTTTCTAACAACTGATTTTATTCCGCGAGAAGCCATCATTATTAATTGCTGAAGCCCCGAAGCCGTGTTCCCAGCTCCACCGACTTGTGAGTCACCATGAGCATAGGCCGGAACACCAGAGTGCTCGTCTGCTATCTTTGAGAACACACCATAGGTGTTCATTAACTTCTCTGTCACCATAACGGGCTGAAAGAAATTAACCGCCTTGCTACCGCTTGCCATTTGGTCTTCAGTTGCTTCCCAAATCTTCCCCGGCCATATTGTTTTAGAAGCACCGGGCGGGATTCTGTCTATATTTAATTCTACCTGCGGTAACGCACCCATTCCAATATTGGCAAGAATACTCCTCGCACAAGCATTGCAAACCTGTTGGCAATCTTCAATTTTTTCCGGAACACACTCGCCCCAAAAAGAATCATTTACATTCTGAAAAGAAGTCTTGCTAAAAGGCTTCCGCCCACGCACATCATAATTCAGCATAGCTCTTATAACGTGGTTTCCTATTTTCCAGACTACTGCGCTGTATTCTTCATCGTCATCTTCTATTTCCTTTAGTCCCCATTCACGCAATAACTCACCGGGAATATCGTCCCATAATTCAATAGCGTAAATAAATTCATCAGGATAACCGGAGCTTTCATCTGGAGGCGTGTAAGAAGTCCCTAGCTTAAATTCTTCTGATAGTCCCAACCAATCATTTTTTAAGCCACCTTCACGAAATTCTCTTAAAACGTTTCTTATCGCTTTAGCGTCATAACCGTCAACGCCGATGAGGTTATATAACTGTTTCGGTCTTAGGGGGATAACATCAATCAAGTATCCATTATCAACTTCGGTTGCTCTCGGAGAGGGGAAAATAAACCACGGTGAACGTCTCTCCCATTGGGGAATAACTTTTTCATCAACCTTTTTGGTCATTACGCCTTCAGGCGAAAGCACGTTTTTAAAGACACGTTCTTTCCTGAAGACAATACCCTTCATTATTCCGGCTTTCAGGTTAATAATGTCGTCTATAACGCCCTCAAGGGCTTTGTAGAATCCACCCTGCTGCCAGTCATCGTGTATCTTGTCGCCAAGTTCATCTGCGAGTTTAGCGGCAATCCGATTAATTTCTTTTTTAACAGTCTCTTTTATTTCATCGGATTTTTGAACCATCAGGTTACGCATAGAATTTACGTCAACCATTTGTCCGGTTTGCTGAACTTCCATTACCGCGTTTTGGATGTAGTCCTGCACAACGCTTTGCTGAATCTTGTTTACTATTTCAGGCGGCAAATCGGGAAGTTCGGTGGGGTAAACGGCAAATATTCTTTCGCCCTGCCGTAAGAGAATGTCCTTTACCCAAGCAATCGCATTACGGCATTTCGTGTCCGTAATGTTCATAAATATTTCGGGCTGATTGGCTTCTTTGATTTGAGCAAGCTTAGTCGGTTCATACTCACCTTTGCGTTGGCGGGTAGCTCTCATCATGGCTTCTTCTATCGGTTTTTTAGCCTCACGAGCGTTCTGCCACTGCTTATCAACGTGCCTTGATAACGAAGAAATCATTTCCTCAAGAACCGGGTTGCGTTCAGCTTCCAATTCCTTTTCTTTTTGTTCTTCTATCGCCTGAACCGTAGCAGGGCTTTGATATTTTAACAATCCCGAACCGTCCATTATTTTATCTCCTGTTTAATAGTATTCATGGAAATGGTTTATCCTTAGTTGTTTTTCCAAATGGTTTTTGTGTGCCCTTATTATAACTGTATGTATTAGCTCCGATACCAAACACATCAGCTAGTGCCGCAAGAAACTCCGCCGCCTCATCTTTATTTCCTTCTTCCCAATACATATCAACAAAGTTCTGGATAGCAATTGGTGTTGCTATGTTATACGCTAATGTTCCGGCGGTGGGCTTTTTACCCTTAAAGGTTTTACCTTTCATTTTATCTATTGCCGCCCTTGAAACAGGGTGGGTTTTATTCACAAGAAAATCAGTTCCAACATCAAAAAGGTTTCTTGCTTTGTAACCTTCTTCAGCTAGATATATATACTTTCCGGTTGCGGATTTAATGGGTTGTCCGGCGAATGTTGCTATAAACCTAGCTCCTAGCGTTACATACGAACCAAATCCACCAGTTAAATCAAATCTAGTGTCGCCTCTTCTGTAACGCATGAAATCAGTGGACGTAGGATTTATTTCAACGCTTCCGGGGTCAAGAGCGTTAATAATTGCGGCGATTGCTGCGGTTTCGCCCACTATCTTAGCAAGGTTTATTTTGGCTTGTCTTGCCGCAAAGGGGTCTTTTAGTCCTGCCCCACCCATGTGCGCTGTAAGAACGTCAATATGCCCTTTCATCATTTTCGGAGCCCACAACACAAGCTTTAAGACTGGTGCGGCATGTTCGTATTTTCCAAAACTACCCCTTGCCGTTGCTGAATTAACTAACTTCCCAACAGAGTCTATAAATTCCGGTGCTAAAACATCTCTACCGTTTCGTTTAGCGGTTTCGGATAGTAAATCAAATAAGTCTGTTCTCATTCTGATAGCAGAATTTGAAAATGCTACTTCAGAAGCCTTAAACGGTCTGCCTAACACAGGAGCTCTGCCGGGAATAGAAGTCGGAAATTGTTCTTCGTGTTTAGGTATTAACTTAGCCCTTTCATAGCTTCCGTTCAAATAATTAGGTCTTGAATACACATCTGCCATAGCAGCGTCTATCGCCATTTCACGCCCGTTCTTTTTAGTAAGAACGGTGAAAATATCAGTAAATGATTTTCTGGCGGCAGTTGCCCAAGCTGACGGGTGCGTCTGAAGCGTTACAAGCCCCTGTCTTCCGAGAAAACTATTATCCACTGACGCAACCATAGATATTGAGGTATCAACAACTTCTTTTATAAAATCACTAACAACGTCTGTAACTGCCTTCGGTTTGTTTTCTTTCCATGTTCCCTTAAATTCACTGTATCTCTTTCTAAGCATTTCCGGTATGGTTAATTCCTCGCTTTGTAACGCATTAAAATACTTTTCTTCTAAAACTTTAGCCGCACCATATTCTAGCCGTTCTTTATCGGAACGCCACTCTTCTTTTATATCATCAAACCCTTTTCGCAGATTTTCTGACCTCTTGGTAAGGTCAAAAAGCTGTTTGGCTTCTTCCCTAGTGATATGAGTTCCCATTTTTGAATCAGCCAAGTCATTTAAAAATGCTTCGTTTTCTTTTGGGTTAAATATTCTTTCGTTCTGCGCCTCTTTATATTCGGCTAGTTTCTTTTCAAAAGCCGCTTTCCCCTTCGGGCTGTATCTGCCCATTTCACCGACTTTTCTAGCCCAATTCTTTATTCCCCTGATTCTGTTTTTAAGAACTAATTTCTTCTCAAATAACAGGTTCACTTCAGGTGCAAGATTACCTGCGTATTTTCGCAATATTTCTGTCCGTGTAGCTGAATCGGCATTAATCAAATCAGCAATCTTAATTTCTTCGTTTTTCAACGCCTTTTTAAATTCCATTACTTTGGCAGGCGGTAAGCAAAATGGTTTCATATATCATTATACCTTTAACATCAACAAACTATATCTTTTAGGAATTTGTTCCATGATAATTCCTCTACGTTTAATAATACTTTTTTGGTTTCCTCGTGTATTTGTCGCTTTGCCTTGGTTACTTTTTCAGGGTCAGCTTTAATCTGCTTCTCCCTTTCGCGTCTTATAGTTTTGAGTTTTTCAACAAATGAGCCTCTTAATTTATTCCAAGCACTTGCGCCTAATCCCTGTGCCATAAGGCTTCGCTGCGTAGCGACAGGGCTTTTTTCAAGTGCCAACAATAAGTCAATATCCCCCCTGCTATTGGCTAGTTTTTCAACAGTATTAAATGCTACCTGTGGGTGGACATCTTCTGGAAAAGGTCGCTTACCGAGAGATGCGTCAATAATTGCTTTTTCGTCCGTAGTTAAAGCATCAACTACTTTTTGAACAATATCATTTTGTTTTATTGTCGGATATTGTGCTAATTCTTCCGGCGGTAATTGTTCTAACCCTTTTTCGGCAAGTTTCTTGTTAATATCAAGTGCAGCCTTGGCCGGTTTAGTTTGTGGGGATTTAGGTGTTTCTGGTGTCCCGCCTTTTGGTGTTCCACTACCGCCTTCCTGTGCCTTGTTCCAGATGTCGGTGAGTTCGGATTTAGTTTTGATTAAACTTTTATCCAATATAGCAACAGCAGGAGTATAGTGTGGTGCGCCAACGCCAAGTGGGTCAACCGTTCCTTTCATGCCATAAACGATTGCTTGGTCATAACCATTCTTTGTCAGAACGTCTTTTATAACATCTAGTTTCGCTTGTTGCCCTCGTTTCCAAAAAATTGACATAGGGTCAATGGCAACCTTGCCTTTATATTCAATAATGTACTTACTATCTTTAATTTTACTTTTTTCAGCAATTTCTTTTAAAATGGCAAACTCTTTTGTTCCTTCGTAAAATAAACCTTTATCTATGTTAAGGGGGTTTTTCGGCATTATGCTTTCATAAATAGTTCCTTCATTCCCAGTTGGCTTAACTTTTGTCGTCCCATCAGCAAATCTTTTTGCAACGGGGATATGTTCTTGAAAATGAACTCCAAAAGGCAGTTGGTTTCCTATTGGCTGTTCTCCAAAGTTTAGTTCTTTACTTGGTGTGCCGTGATAAACGGTTTTCCCCTGCGCCTCAATAAACTCCTCTGCCGTCTTATACTTCCGGGCTTCGGCGATAAAGGGGTCTTCGGGTGTAGAAGGTTTAATCTCTTTTGTTTTATCAACTTCACTCTCAACGCCACTTGGTTCTTGCGATAGTTTGCTTTCTGTAACTTTTTCCTGTGTTTTTAATTCAGGAGATTTAGTCTTTGTTTCTTCCGGTATAACAGCACTTGTTTTGGCTTCCGGCACTTGTTCAACGGCTGTGCGTTTAGTTAATCCAAGCGGTTCTTCAAACTGTGCTTTAAACTTATTAACCTTTGTCTTTATTCCCTTCACGCCCTTGCCTACGCCTGCGGGAATTAGAAACGGTGATGCCTCGCCAGCAAATTCCGTAACTCCACCTAAAGCCCAATACATTTTCGCTGTTTTTATGTCGCCATTCTCGTATGCTTCGTCACCTAACTTTCTGAAATGTTCTGCTTTTTCTTTGCCTTTTTCGGGAAGATAGGTTATCGGTTTAGCTATTATTTCAACGGCTCTTTGCGCCGCTTTATCTTTGGGCTGATAAGTAAGTTTTTCCTGAATTTTAAGCGCACGTTCAGAGCGTTTCTCAAGTTCTTCCATTGACCTAGGAATAAACGATATTCCGTGTTTTTCTATTGTGGGTAATCCCATAGACAGCCCAGCTGGAATCCATGATGTTCCACCAGTAACAAGTGCGGCTACTGTTTCAGCAGTCTGTTTGGCAGGTGTAATAAAATCACGCTTCTTATTAGGCGTATAGGATTTAAAAATATCAACAAGCTCCTGCTCGGTAGGAGCAGAATCACCCGTAAGCTTCAGTGTTTTTCCCGTAACGCTATCTGTTACCCTATAAGTAGGCACTATTCTTCCTCTATCGTAAATCTACTTTTTTGTTTCTGTAATGAGGATTTATGCACTAACCGCCCCTCTTCATTTACTTCCGTTGGAAATTTAATCATGTCAGGGCTTATTTCACCGTTTCTTAACTTAGATATAAGAGCCTCAACTTTTAATATTTCTTCACGGTGTTGTTCAGGGTCATAGTTTCTATTAGCGAAATCCTTTAATCGTTTTACGGTTTTTTCAACATTATCCACACCACTGTTAGGACTAAAGGTTTTAGGATTTTTGACAAGCTGTCCATCAACCATCATAGCCCCACCCGCAGGAATAACTTTTGAGCGTTGTTCAAGCATTTTTAACAAAGCTTGACTAACTGCTGGGATACCACCTGTTTTTGCGATTAGTTCTAAATCGCGCTTCTGTGCCGGATTCATGTTTTGAAGGATATTGGCTATCTCCGCACTTTTTTTCAGTCCGTCTATTTTTTCCGCCATAGTCTGTGTTTTTGCTAATTGTGCCTGAAGATTAGCCTGTGCTTCTCGCATTGCCATTGCGTCACCGCTTACACGAGCCTGTTCAAATTGATTTTGTGCGTTAATAACACCTAGCTGAGCTTGCCGTATAGTTGCTTTTTCAAATGAGTCAAGCATTGCAGTATCAGACACAAGGTTTTTTAAAACCATCGTAGCTCCGCCCTGCGTTCCCTGCCATTCTTTTGGAAGACTCGAAAAGGCTTTATCAACCCTCGCTCTTCCTACGTCATCAAGTTCGGTGTATAAGGGAAGCGAAGTATGGTCAAAGGGCTGTTTAAGCCGTTGCATTTCCATATCACGAAGTTTTGTCTGGTCTTGCCTAGCCCACATATCCTGAATATTAGATACTGTGTCTATCCCTCTATCAACACCATGTGCGATACCGCCTACTATATTACCTATCGCCATCTGTTTCCTCCTTCACCTCAAAATCAGGCATATACTTAGCACACAATAACTTAACTACTAAAAAGTAAATCTGAAATGCCTGTTCAGGATTGTCTTTAAATACACTTACTACTGGTTTGACTAAAATCTCACGGACATTATCATAAAACTCTTTAAGGTTTTCTTCCCGTTCTTCGATTGCGTTTGTGAGCTTTTGTCCATGTATTAAATATGCCATCATCCAACCTTTATGGTTAGCATGAGCATAATTAGCAAGTTCTTCCATCACAGCTTCTTCTTCTGCGCTAAGTTTAGAATGTTTTTTAGTCGCTGTGCAAATCCAAGTTCCAAGAATATCTAAAACCACACCTACAGGATCAAAAATATAGTCAATTACATTACCCAGTTTGTATAGTTCATTACTAGGGTTATTTCCGCCAAGTGCCTTTAAGCCCATCCCTGATAACCTTAAAGCTCCTAAAGCTGTTGCGTAAGGTATGGCTGAAGAAACAGCGTCTGTAACTGCCTTAGGAATTAAACTTGAAGCTACGGACGGTGCGGCTGCCTGTAATGCGCCAACCGCCGCCATGCCGGTTTGAAGCCCACTACCAATACCTTTCCCGATATCACCAGAAGCAAAGTTTTCATAAGTATTGTAAGCCGCTGGTAAAACATTTACGGCAGCTAATGCACCGCCGACCCCTTGTCCCAACGTGGATGTTGGGTCAATAGCTCCAGCTTTACCCAATAGGTCATATCCTAAATTTGCGCCGCTTACCGTTGTCCCCAAGATTGATTGTGGTGATGTATCGCCTTGCCGTATGATTTTATCTAACCCTTGCAAGAAACCTACTGCCTTTGTGCCAGTTCCACCCCATCCTGAACTAACACCACCATCACCCCCACTCATTATTTCATCTTCTGTTTTTGCTGTGAACTGTGGTGCTAAACCCGTACTATGTGGTGATGTATCGCCTTGCCGTATGATTTCATCTTCTGTTTTTGCTGTGAACTGTGGTGCTAAACCCGTACTATGTGGTGATGTATCGCCTTGCCGTATGATTTTATCTAACCCTTGCAAGAAACCTACTGCCTTTGTGCCAGTTCCACCCCATCCTGAACTAACACCACCATCACCCCCACTCATTATTTCATCTTCTGTTTTTGCTGTGAACTGTGGTGCTAAACCCGTACTATAAGGAACTGTCGGATTAAGTGATATATTACCGGAAGCGTCATAAATATAGGGATTACTCATCATTGAATTATAATAGCCCTTTGTCAGATTAGCTTCTCTGCTATGAAGTGCTTCCAGTCCTTCTTGGAATTGTTTCATGTACGCCATTGCGAGTCCTTCGTTCCCCTCCTCGCCACTCATTATTTCATCTTCTATGCCGTGATATTTTGCTAGTTCAGCGTGATATTTTGCTAGTTCAGCGGCTTTTTGTGTTTTTAGCATCAGGTCTTTAAACCTTAATGCTTCATTGGAAACTTGTTCTGGTGTCATTGGTTGAGAGCCGGGAAGGTTTACTGCCGCTTCGGGCGCAGTCATTTCTCCTTCGATTGGCGTTGCAGATTGTGCAGCTACTTCTTGTGAAATCCCCGGAGCTATTTCTTCAGTTCCACCGGAAGGTGCGCTAGGCATTGGCTCTGATTCCATTAACGGTGTTTGTTCCATCATTGGTGTCGGTTGCATCATGGGTTCTGATTCCATACCTAAAGCGTTGCGAACCATTCCACCTGCTTGCCCTACTGCTTCAGGAATTGCCCCGATTATTCTAGGAGCGTTTTCCATTATATACCCACCGGCTCCAGTATCTTTAAGCAACTGCATACCCGCCATACCAGCTTTGGTAAGATTTTGCGCTACTTGCGCTTCTTCCATATCTTCTATCTGTCTCTGGCGTTCAAGTTCTTCAGCCATACGCATTTCTTCTTCAAGCCTTAACTGTGCCGCTTTTGGAAGATATTCAGCTCTAGACTGTAGCTGACTCTGAATAAGCATATCCATAAAATCTTCAGTAGCTGAAGGTAGTGCCATAGCTGAAGGATTTGCCGCTGTGTACATTTTCATATATGACATATCCTGCGGTGCTTGATACCTTGGATATAGATTTACCCCTGTATTTACACTTGGACTTTTTTGTACGTTTGTTTTAGTTCCAGCCATAGTCTTACTCCAATCCTAAATCTCTTTTTGCCAAATATCTGGCACTTGGCTCTGACATTCCGCGTGAAAGGTATTGATTGAAAAGAGCATTATATTTTTTAGATAACTCAATACCTTGATAACCTTTAGTAGCGTTTATTGCCTGATTTCTAGCCTCGGTCATAAGCCCTTCACGTGGATTAGCGTTTAAGCCACTAACCCATGTTTGTAAACTTGGTAACATTCCTGACTTTTCTGCCTGTAGTGTTTCATAATCATACCAAGAAATATCCTTCGGTTTCGGCGCAGGATTAAACTGTATTGCACTTCTTACTGGCGGTGTAGCTATTTCCCCCATACTAACCGGAGGCGTTACACTCTGTCTTGTAGGAATCGCACCCCTATTACTGACAGGTGTCGCAACTCTCCTTCCGACAGGCGTAGATGTTGTAACTGGCGTATTGCTATTAAATGCTGACGCATCGTTAAACTGTGTCGGATTGCTTCTTACAAGTTCGTTCCAATTAGCTGTATTAGAAATTCCCTCTGTTGGATTATTATAGAAATCATTTAAACGTTGTTCGGTAATGGCGGCATGGTCTACCGGAGTTCCAAACCCCAAAGCACCTTTCACGTAATCAGCACCTTGCCCGACTTTTTCAGAACCCCAATCCCATATCTTTCCAAGCCCTTCTTTGCCTAGTGCTCCGATAGCCGCAGTTCCTAATTGCCCAAGACCACCCCATAGCATTTGTTCCTGCCTATCCTCACGAGCATCTTCCCATGCTTTTTTCTGCGCTTCAAACCGCTCACGCTGGAAAGCAAGTGCCTGCTGGCGCATCCTGTCCTGATATGCCTGAGCAAGTTCAGCTTGAATTATTTCATTCAAGGCGTTCTCACTTGGAACATTACCGGACGTGGCATAGTATTGGTTCAGCCAAGGCGTTGCTCTATTCCTTTTATTCCGATATTGAATCATTCCTTCCATAGCTTCCTCCTATCGTGTATGGGCACGTTTCTTTTGGTAGTAGAATGTCAACGCCAATGGCTCAAAGCCCTTTGTTTCAGCGTTAGACACATGCACTAACTTTATTCCATAGAATATAGCCGGTGCAGAAAATATATCTTTCATAACATTTGCATAAGCATGAGTTGAATCAGATATAGTAAATGTATAGTCAGTCCCTGATGTGAGTCCGTCAAGATACACGGTCATGGTTACGGTAGAATTTGTGGCTTTCTTGATACAGATTAGATTAGCCATTTCAAGCATGGTATAGACCATGAGGTTTCCTTCTATCGGAATCATTTCACCGAATTGAAGCGTGCTTGTAATATCAGAGCCGTCTAGTGTAGTACCGTACTCAAGCCTTTCAATATACCCAGTGTCAATAAATCCATAAGTGTATTTAGTTCCGTAAGTGTCGGCAACCTTTACGCCACACTGTAAATATTTTCCAGAGCCACGGTCTATTGTAAACCACTGCCATGTATTAAGGTCGAGAACATATTCCTTATCTAAGGTCGTACTAGAACCGGAAGCCCAACACCAATGATATTCAAGACGGTGTTCATCTATAAAAGAGTATTCGTTGGCAACCATAGATGTGTTCACTTTGGTAGTCGAATTAGGGTCAAATACGTCTTTTATATCTTCAGAAACCTTTAATGGTGACTGACCGTTTGATATATAAATCCCGTCATGCGCTCTCCAAATAGCCACTGACTTCGCTTGCATCAGATTCTTCTCAAAGATAACCGATGCTGTGCATAGCGTTCTAGGCGCAGGGCAACCGATATTCGGAGAAATACAGAACCTGCTCCACGAAACCCCAGACGAAGATTGATTCCATTGTAATATCCACGTTTCCTTAGCCTTAAACATTAAAACAATATTATAGATATTGGACGAATACTGTGCAAATACATGCGCCCCACACATCAACGCATCATCTTGTCCAAATGTAATCGCCTGTGTGTCAGTTCCGTTAAAAACCTCCGGTCTATCCTGTGCGGAAATAATCAAAGAGTTCTTGGAATAGGAATTGTTACATCCGAGCATTAATCTGTCGGCAGCCATTATCCCAAAACTGTAATTTGTAATATCGTTTGAAGTTGGTATTCCACCGATATAATAAATTCGCACCCCTCCAGAAACAGCCCAAAGTGCCGCTGACCACTGAATTTTATAAAAATATAATGGGAAGCTTCCAGCAACTGTTTTCTTTTGCTCTGCGCCTATGTCGGCATTAGTCCACGCTATAACTCCAGAACGTGCAAGGGACTTTCCGTCTGATAAAGTTCCGTCTGAAACACTAGAAACACTTTTGTAACTGAATCCGTCCCACGCGTATACTGAAACTGTTGCGGCACTAGAATTAGTATAATTATCTGGGACAGCTACATATAAAGCAGTTTGTTTGGAAGTGAATCCGACTTCAAGATAGCTCGTACTTGCGAGTAAATTTAGGTCAGCATACGACCCTGTGTCGCTTTCTATATAACTACTGTAATTACTTACATTTAAAGTAATATCTGTTACCGCCGCACCAACAACTTTATAAGCAGCAGCTATATCCCTGAAATTTCCGTCCCAAACATCTATTATGTTCTGAAACGGAAGGTCTGCGGTTATGTGTGAAATCGTAGCAGTTCCGGCAGAAAGAGATACCAAATACCAGAATAAGTAGTAACCTTCGATGTATTTCTGTTTTGAAACTCCTACAGTTGAATCAAAGATAATACTCCCGTCTTGTGCTAGGGTTACACCCTTGGCTGATGTAAAATCAGTAGCGGTTAGTGTTACCCATGAAGCTCCGTTAAATGTTTTAACCGTTGCTGTGCTTGCAGTAGAATTAACTGTTTCCAAATAGAACTTGAAACCTTCCGCTGGGCGAGTAGTTCCAATTAATAAATAAGGCGATACTTTTGATTGGTACGGTGCTGTCGGCGGAGTAAATGCTGAACTATGAAGCAATTCACCTTTCCAGATTGCTACTTCATCTATATAGCCCTCTAAATATGTTCCACCAGCAAGCCCTATCGTAAGGTCAGCAGTAACAGCACCTAAAGCTTTACCCCCAACAGCAGTTGTCTCAGTTTTAGCCATGACAGCACCATCACGAAAAGCATACATCGTAGTTCCCCTACGTCCTATTTCATAATGATGCCAACCAGCAGCATTAAAAGTTAATTCGGAGACAAAAGTGTAATCCGCCTTTGTAACACCACCAACTACTTCTTTAAAATATACCATTGGAAAAACGGTATTATTAATAGTATTATAACCTAATTTTACATACCAATAATTGTTAGCATCGGCACGCTGACCGATTATACCATAGGTCTTATCTTCGGTGATTGTTTCTTGGTAATGCTGAAAGCTTATGGTCATTGGGGCGGTGCTAAAACTAAAGTCTGCGTGGTCAGCTGTCGCAAAGTAATCATTTGTTCCATCACAATATCCTGACGACACACCAAACTTCTTTTGGGTAGTTGATAGTTTTGCACCGTTAGTCGGAGTAACTGTATGTTTTCCTACTGTTTCTGTAAATGGGTCGGTGCTGTTATTAGTTCCATTAAATTGTGCATAGAATTTTAACGTGCTTGAGCCACCAACCGTGAATATGTTTCCCTCAGTTTCTAAATCATTTCCAAGAGCAACAGTCAGGTCTTGCGGGTTTGTCGGCGTTGAATCTGAGTCTGTTAGCGTAGCGGTGCTTGAGATAATAGCTGCACATCTCTGTTCAAAACCGCCCCAAATACATACATCAACTCCGTTAGCGTAAACTACTTGACCGTTAGAAATCCCAGCAAACATTCCAGTTCCTGCACCGGAAGAATCAGTCCACATAGAAACTTGCGTAAACGTAGGATAACCCGCGCCTTGGTTGGCTGTTACAGAACCGTTAGTGAGCACCTCGCCATCTGTGTATGTTCCGCTACGACCAGTCACAACATAAGAAGTGGTTGATAGTTTTTTGATTATGGTGCATGTTTTTAAACTTGTTACACCAGTAACCGTATCACCTATTGCCCAAGCAGTAGCAGGTGCAACGTCAAGATACATTACTTCATTTACGTTTCCGGTATTTGGTATGGTGTTAGAGAGGCACGCCACCCCCGAATACGTTATCCCTCCAGCCGTTTGCCCTGTATATGCTTGCATTAATAAGTGACTTTCCGCGTGGAATGATTTCTCGAAATGATAAGCTGAACGCACTTTGCGATACGTGTCTAAAGCCGAAGTATTGATTTTAGTCATTCCCATTATTGAAGAGGGGTGATTATCTTCATATCTCATGTTAGTCATGGTTCTAAAGTTTTTACCAATCAATAACGGATTCGTTGATGTAACCAACTTACCGTCAAGAGGAAGACCCTTTAGTTCATATTCAACATTAGGCGCAGTTCTGATCTGCGGATTTAGTTTTGGTAATTGATATTGTAATATGTCTTTAGCCATCAACGAAATCTCACATCTTCTATTCCATTAGGAATGTTTGGTAAAAGTGCCATTGATAAGAAATCGAGGTCATTATTAAAAATGTCCATTAATTGCGCCGAAGCGTCAAATCTTCTATCCTGTTCCAACGCTCTCGCCGCTATGTAGTAAGTCAACATTCCACAAAACGCATACGGTACAGAAGGTACACTTGCGCCAGTAGTCATATCAGTAGGAATAGATGCAAGATAAACTGTAAGCGTGTAAACTTCAGGTGGGACAGGCTCTATCCCGATATAATTTCCAAACTCAAACCAATATTGCGGATAAATCCCATCTAAAGGAACATGCCCTAATTGTAGAGGAGTAATCTTAATTAAGGCTTTTTCATCATATTCTACTGCCAAACACTTATATCCGGTAAAGGAAACTAATCTCGTTAAAGCAGTTGTGGTTACGGTAGTAAATGTTCTATATCCGCCAACCCTCCATGCGATAGCCTTTATTCCTTCATTAGCGTAAACTAATAGCAAAGCGTCAGTCCAAAAACTTGCGCTCGACTCTCTAATTAATGCTCTAGCTTGCGCCATAATCGCAGTCCAGTTGTGGACATAGGCTGACATTATCTTGTCCTCACTTCATCGGGTACTCTTATATCTAAAGTTCTAGCAGGAATACGCCGTATGTGTTTGTCAATTAATTCCTGTAAAAGAATTGTATATTCGGCATATTTAAAAGCCGCTTCTGTATATAGTTGTGCTTTTAGTTTTCCCATCATTGCAACATACGGAACAATCGCCTCGTGGAATTCATACGGTATTTCTGGTACATCTGCGTTATCCGACATTTGGTCTGTCGGGTAAATTGAAAGATAAGCGTTTAATGTATAAGCATCATTGGGGATAGGTTCTATCAAAATATAATTTCCCCACTGCACCCAATATTGCGGTTTGGTTTCACCCCTCAATTTAATATGCCCGAAATGATGTGGTGTAATTCTCAAAGTAGATTGCGGAGCATACGGAATAGTTACATTTCTTTCATAATCTTTCCATACAACATCTGTCGTGTCTTTCCACACATTATCACTTGTGTCTTTGTAGTTTACATCTCCGCCAACAAGAACGGTTGTAGAGCCACTTTCAACTAACTCTACGGCGTTAACCTTAATTCCGGTAAAAGCAACGTATCTAACATCTTCTGTCGTGGTCAACTCACTGATTGATTCAAGACACCCTGTCTTATAAGCAATATCCCTCTCACCAGCGTTTATCCACATAAGAATCTCCGCATCAGAAAATAACGCTGCCGTTGATTCGTCTAGTAAAGCTCTTGAGGCTGTAATTAATTCTAGGGCGGTCATTACATTCTCCAGTTTAAGTCAAATTGTCGCAAGCGTTTTTTAGCAGTTACCTGATACCCGTATCCTTCAGGGCAAATGATTACATCATCATATCTCTTGACAGCACCGGGTTCTTTTTTTATTTCGTCAACACTCCAATATTTTTTTTCTAAATCAGTTTTATTCATTTTTAAACCGCTATCCCGTTTACTTTCGCTATATTCGCTACGGCTATGCCGTTTATCTTTGCTATGTTTGCGGAGGCTATGCCGTTTACTTTTGTGATATGAGTCCAACCACCCGCCTCTTCCTCATATTCCACCTCAACCCAATACTGGCAGCATCCGGCAGAGCCAGAAGGGACGTTATCAGTGTAGAAGAGTAAGTATGGTTTCACTGTAGCACCTCGGTAGCTACTTCTTTAGCATGTATTCTTAATGCCTGATACGCCGCATATTCCTCTGTGCCGGGACTGGCTAATTCATTGTTGATGAGGGCAATTTCAGCATCCTTACTTCCAATTTCATCAGTAATAATCGCATCAATGATTTTAGCCCTTGTCAGTTCCCCTTCAATGGCGACATAGGAAAAGTCGTAACAAGTCCTTTTGGTTCCGTCCATTTCTGTAAATTCGGTTTCTTCAATATCATAGCGCACCTGTGTTTTACCTGCACTCTTGATAATTGTTTCTGGATATGTATCTGAACCGTGTTTTACTCTCATATCCTCCTCCTTATTTTCTTTAAATTTATTTTTCTCTTTTACACATTATTTTCTTAACACAAGCCGGCCCCCGAATTGCCGAAGGAGAGCCGGCAAAGGAAAAGACATATACAGATTGAACATCCCACCATTCGCGGCAGCCTTCGCACCGCCGCCCGAAAGCACCACACGCCAATTAACATTCTGAGCATAGTAATCTGTGATTTTATGTGTTGCATCTCCGCCAGTTAAAGACGCAGGCATAAAAGCTCTGCCGGTCAATTCAAGTGTTCCCTGATAACCACCGGCATTGTGCATGGTAATAGCTGTACCATTTATATCCGTGGGACGGGTATAGTTGTCTGTGTTTTCAGCATCAGAGAAGTTTGCGAAGTTGTTACATAAATAAGGAATATTGTTATTAACCTTATATCCATCAACGAATTTCCAAATATGCCCGTAAAGGTTCTCAATTCCACGATATTTCAGATAGACACTTGTCGCCCCTGCACAGGTAGTAATTGCAGAAGTCGCCGTGTTTCCAGAGGCATTTCCGATAGCATTACCATTCCCTGTTTTGACAATAGGATTATTATCATTATATTCTTCCCAATCTTCAACAGCCGCAATTCCATATCCCAAAACACTTTGAGAATAGAAGGAAGCGTATTCAGTCAGATAAAGTAATTGAAGTCCTGAATGAGCATCGGCATACATCTGACTCCACTGAGCCGAAGCCGCATCATTAGCAGCTTTCCCACCGCCTCTGTTTTCAGCCCAAGTTCTAAAGTGCGCTCTGGTTCCGTTTGCACTTCCTCCGGTAATCGGACAGACACCGGAAACAGAACAGAGTTTGTCCCCTGTGGTATCCTTTACATCTGTTTGAGTTTGAATAACCGTAGTAGCTGCGGTTTCATCGGTCAGGTTTTCATCAACTGTGATTTTAGTAGCCGATTCAATCGTCTTGACTGTCACGGTAGCGTTGTTCTTTGAAGTTCCAGTAATAACAAGTTTCTGCCCGACTGCAAGAGCCGTAGCCCAACCTGTTCTTGTAGCAATCGTGATTGAATCATCAGAGGTTGCAAACACCGCACTCACGGAAGTCTGATAGCACTGACCGACATATTTAGTCGCTGAAACGTCATAAAGACTTGCTTCATAAGCTCCGACATAGACATAGTCTTTCTCGGTGTCATCACTCATAAACATTTCGTGGACTTTAAACCCAGCTAAGGGTACAGGTGAGACTTCCCAAGTATGAGTGGTTCCGCTGTATCCATAGCGATACCAGAACTTCGGTATCTCAACCATGACCTGACCGTCTGTTCCGTCAAGGTTGGAAGCAGTTGTGCCGTCCTCTTTCTTTGTCCAGTCCGTAGCACAAAGGTAATAGTTTACCGTTCCGTCATCAGCGACAACGCATCCTCTCATTCTTCTCTGAACAGGAAGAAAAGCATCCGCTAAAGTCACTCCGCAAGGCTGACCAGCGGTTGAGCCTGTCCGAACGTAAGTGTCTGCTGATTCATTCCAAGAGACTCCGTAGTATTGCTGAATCCTGCGGTCTAGGACATAATTCAAATCGTCGGGTGTCACAGCGCTTGCTGTATCAGTCCCTGCAAGGGCTTTAGTGTTTCCAGCGAGTTTAACAACACCCTTATTACTTGTGCTTGCATCCTCACACGCAATGGTAAGCGTCCCTGCGCCTGCTGTGGTGTCAATGCCTTCTCCGTCTGTGATACTCGCTACAACAGGGTCAGCGCCGGTAGAACCAATTATCAGTTGCCCGTTGGTCATAGCTCCAAGAGCCGTGATGGGGTCAGTTCCAGAACCCAAGAGAACACCATGATCGGTAAGCGTAATAGCCCCTGTCCCGCCTTGATCTACACCAAGCGTTCCCGTAGAAACCAATTTTTTGTTTGCATCAGTAAATACCGGTTTGGAAGCAGTTAATCCGCTATCTGTGATATTGGCAAAT